GGGAAAGTCAGCCCCGGGGGCTAACAAGTTCCTTTGTTTATAACCACACTGGTGGACTGTAACGTGACATTAATTGTCACAACCCACGTCCTGGTGTCACAACATTGGACAACCTGCGCCTGGTGCTGACTAACTGTTATGCTGAAGCATAGCTATTAACCTATCTGAAGTACCCAATTAAATGGCACATTCATCGTCAGTCACCAACTTCGAAGATATAACCTCAGAGCTTATAGCTCTAAAATTTCCTTCTTTGTTAGCATCATCTATTGCTAGCAACATAATCAATCTATTGAAAAATAGAGGAATCACTGGCACGCTGTCATATTTAGACGCAGTCGGTTTCGCTTTGCTTGCCAAACTATATCCTGAAGATTTTCAGGGTAAACCCAACACGTGGGTCTCCTTAGATCCTCGGACAAATATTCCCAAGTTCTTTGGGAAGATAAAATTCCAAGACCTTTCTTGGAATCAATGGCTCATGCTTGCCAAACTTAAGCGTTTCATTGTCAGCGACCAGTTGACACAGAACCAGATCAACAAGTGTGTTGATTCAGTTGAATCAGAGAAAGTTTTCTCCGAACAATCCAAGTCGAATGTGCTCCGCGTGATACGCAGAGGTGCTACGCTCAAGGGCTGTCTGTATCTTCAGGCTTCCGAACCTCGTGTCAAGAATGCTTCCTATCCAGCATTACTGCTTGATAAGCTTTCATCCAAGATGGAGATTGAGTGTTATGAGGTTCCTTTAAAGGTTTCCTCAGATACTAGTGACTATGTTCCTAAACCTGTCTATGGCATTAAGAATCTCGGTGAAATTAACCACCGAGCAGCCAATAGGCTTTATATGGATATCTTATCCTTTTCAGAGCATTTCCCACTTATGAGGTGGGCCAATATTTCATGGGTCTTTAACCCTATTGGTCTCTCCGAGTCTTTTCCGTCTGACACTCCTTTGGGTGTTATCCCCGGTATGTTGTCACCCTTGTACAATTTAAAAGGGTCTGTTCCCGATCTCTCAATGGGGACCGTTCACGTTACCCAAGAACCTGGGGCAAAGGCTCGCTTTTTTGCGTCACCTAGACTGCTTTACCAGGCACTTCTTGACCCTCTATACCAGTTCTATTCTGGACTCTTGTCCAAGGTTAAACAGGATTGCACATTAGACCAGTCCAAAGGAGCTGATCAGTGTAATAAGTGGCTTACACAAGGTAAGACTCTCCACTCCGTTGACCTTCAAAGCGCAACTGATAACTTTCCGTTGTGGGCTCTTCATGCAATGATGCACTATCATAGTGTACCACCTGAAGATGTTATGTTGTTCACCCACGTTTCTCGAGGATTCTGGAACCTTTCTGATGACATTTGTCGTCAGATGGATCATCTGGGCTTCCCCGGAAAGAACACGTTAACATGGAAAACCGGACAGCCTTTGGGTACTAAACCATCATTTGTTGTTTTTGCAACATGTATGCATGTGTTGATCCAAGGCGTATGTCAGTCTTTATCCATTGATGCGGACTGTTATGTGGTTCTCGGCGATGATGTTGTCATTTCTAATGACAACGTGGCCAGAGCTTT